TCCTGAAAAAACAATTTATTCTATAAAACGTTTTATGGGTTTAAGTTATGACGAAACAAAAAAAGAACAATCTAAAGTTCCTTATAAAATTAGTAAAGACGGGAGTTCACCCAGAGTTATAATAGATGATAAAAAATATTCGGCTCAAGAAATTTCATCAATCATATTACAAAAAATGAAACAGACCGCAGAAGATTTTTTGGGTCAAGAAGTTTCAGAGGCGGTAATTACCGTACCCGCATATTTTAACGATGCTCAAAGACAAGCCACCAAGGAAGCGGGAGAAATTGTTGGTTTAAAAGTCGCTCGTATTATAAATGAACCAACCGCCGCCGCTTTGGCATATGGTTTTGATAAGAAAGAAAAAGATATGAAAATTGTTGTGTTCGATTGTGGTGGTGGAACTCACGATGTATCAGTATTACAATTGGGTGATGGAATATTTGAAGTGTTATCTACTGACGGAGACACCCATTTAGGAGGAGATGATTTTGACCAAGTAATAATTGATTTTCTAGTATCTGAGTTCAAAAAGGAACATAATGTTGATATCTCTAAAGACCCAATGGCATTACAACGATTAAAAGAAGCGGCAGAAAAAGCTAAAATTGAGCTCTCATCTGCGGTTTCTACAGAAATCAATTTACCATATATTATTCCCGTAGATGGAATCCCTAAACATTTGGTAACAAGTTTGAGTCGAGCTAAATTTGAACAATTAGTGGATAATTTAGTACAAAGAACAATTGAACCTTGTAAAACCGCGATTTCAAAAGCAAATCTCACAATTGGTGAAATTGATGAAATTATTTTGGTGGGTGGTTCTACAAGAATACCCGTGATTCAAAAGGCGGTGAAAGATTTCTTTGGTAAAGAACCCAATAAAAGCGTTAATCCTGATGAAGTAGTAGCATTAGGGGCTGCTATACAAGGTGGTGTTTTAGGTGGTGATGTTAAAGATGTTTTGTTATTGGACGTTACACCTCTATCTTTGGGAATTGAAACTATGGGTGGAGTTTTTACTAAACTTATAGAGTCCAATACAACCATTCCAACCTCAAAATCCCAAGTATTTTCTACTGCGGTGGATAACCAATCAAATGTAGAAATCCACGTACTACAAGGTGAAAGACCTATGGCTGGTGATAATAAAACTATTGGACGTTTTCATTTAGATGGACTTCCTCCTGCTAAACGTGGTACTCCTCAAATCGAGGTAACTTTTGATATCGACGCGAATGGTATTATTAATGTTTCTGCGGTTGACAAAGCCACAAATAAAAAACAATCCATAAGAATTGAATCATCCACTGGTTTATCAAAAGAAGAAATTGAACGAATGAAACGTGAAGCAGAATTAAATGCCGATTCAGATAAAAAGAAAAAGGAGGATGTCGACACTTTGAATAATGCGGACAATTTGGTTTTTCAAACTGAAAAATTATTATCAGAAAATGGTAATAAAATTACTGAAGATAAAAAAACTAAACTTACTGAGTTAATTACTGAGTTGAAGAAAAACATATCTTCTAAAGATATGGATTCAGTAAAGAAGAATGTTGATTTATTGGGTAATATAGCACAAGAAATAGGTTCAGAATTATATAATAATTCACAATCATCAAATGATACAAATTCATCTGATGTTGAATTCGAAGAGGTGAAATAAAAAAAATCCCTTAGTAAAATAAGGGATTTTATTCTTCTGTCTTGGTTTCTTCTTTGAAGAAATTAGTCAAGAATTTACCAACAACACCTAAAACGATTGAACCAATAATCATATATTTTAGTTCTTCAGGTGAAAATAAATCTTTGAGATTGTCAAATTGCCATAGACCCCCTATTGAAAGTAGAGTGGCTGCAGCTAAAAGAGAATCACCAATTTTTCTCCATTTTTTGGGTGTTGGTTTCCAATAATTGTTCATCATATTTATTTTTAGATAAATATTTACAAATATTAGATAATTCTTAAATTAACGACCTTGACCTCTGTAGGTTTTAGGTTTTTGAATTTTTGGTCCAAAACTTTTTTTAGCTTTCCCCGATTTCTTGTTACCAAAAGTTACTTTTCGTGAGTTTGGTTCTTTAGTGATTTTTGCCATTTTTTATTAATTTTTGTTATTAATAAATATCATTACTTATTTTTTCAATAAAAAAAGAGGAGTAGCGAATTCCTCTTTTGATTGTTATCATAAAGATAACGGTCCTCTAGCGGTAGAGTTATTTTTCTTTTACTAAAACTAAACAACGTTTTAAGTATTCTTTAGCCCTTGGACTTGGGTCAGGATGTCTTAATACTTTTTCAATATCTTTTACAAGTTCCTCACCATGCTCATTTTCTTTATATAATTCTAAAACTTTGTCCATAGCTTTTTGACAATTACCATTTGTTTCATCAAAATAATTTTTGTTTCTGAATTTATTAAGATGATTCATTAATTCGTAAGATAAGTGTTCTCCTTTATCAGAAACATCAGGATGAAGACGTAAAGTTTTTAATATATCTAACGCGTCCACCATACCACTTATACCACTATTTCTTTTATTCAAATTTCCAACATAACCTTTGTAATCTGAATTTCCACCGATTATTTCATCCAATGGTATTGTATTTGTGGTTAAACATCTTTGTTTTGAGTCTTTTTTTTCTGAATTAACATCTTCAGAAATAAATTGTTTCAAAACCTTTTTTATAATATTTCGTTGAGAAGAATTATTCATACAATTAAGTTTGTATATAAATATATTAATATTTTAATTTATCACTCTTCTATATCATCACTGATATTTTGAAATGTTAGTTGTATCCATATATCAAAAATTAGTAAACAAGACCACCATATTAAATTATTTGGTGTTTTTACTTCATTGTAGTTTTGATATAAATTTATTATGACGTTATAGATAACAAATATCCTAAAAATGAAGAAAATAAAATTGATAAGAACTCTCATAGTATTTAATGATAATTATATTTATAAATAAAACAACTATGGAAATTATCGGTAAACAGAATGTCTCTAAAAATTTACAATTTCATTTAGACAACAATCTTACATTAACTGAAAACGTTTTTAGAATTTATTCAAAATCGTATTTTGACTTGATAAACGAAGTTAGAGAACTCTATGATAAAGAAAAAATTAAATTGAATGATGAAGATGCTTGGATTGTAGAATCTGATTTGGGTAAAAAAGTATTGTTAGAAAATGGTGAAGAAGTTTGGCTAGACGCACCGATTTATGAAGAAGAACTTGATTATATTATTACTGAGGCTAAACACCACGGAAAAAATGTGAAACTTAATAGTCCATTTAGAACACCAGGTGGTCCAAAAAAGTTTGCGGTGTACGTTAAAACTCCAAAAGGTACAATAAAAAAAGTTACATTTGGTGACCCAAATTTAAGAATTAAAAACGCAAGTCCAGGTCGAGCTAAATCATTTAGAGCTCGTCATAAATGTGACCAAAAGAAAGACAGAACTACTGCAGGATATTGGAGTTGTAATGTTGCAAGATACAGAAAAAAATTAGGGTTAAAATCGTCAAGAACTTGGTAGTATGTCAAAATTTACAGACACTGAATTTCCTCATAGTCCTGACTTGAAAAAATTCACTTCAATTCTTAAAAATTTAAAAAAACTTTTTGACCTGAAATTTAAGGAAAAATATGGTAAGTTAGAATTTTCTTTTCCTTATATGAGTATTGCAAAAGACCAAAGTATGTATAAAAATACGTTGTACATTGGTATAGATTTTCAGTATTGGGGTTTTAATAAAATTCGGCATAAGTTTTTAGTAGACTTATATGAAGTTTTGTCTTTACTTGGAATTTCATCTACTGATGATGATTTTAATTTGCAGTATATTCACGATAATAAGATTATGGGTATAAATATGGACCCAATAGAGTATTTCAGGGAAAGAAATAGTAAAAATTATTTTATTGTGATAGACAACAAAGGAAATATAATAGAAGAGTCACAAAACAAATATAATGGACTTCCATTTGAACAAAAAAACAAAGATGGTAAAAACATTCGAACGTTTTCTAATTTAATAAATGAGGAAGAATTGAAGTGGCATTTTGATGAAGAAAATAGAATTATCAAACCATTGAATGAAACCGATTGGAGTTTTCAAATGGATGACCATATCCCAATTAGATTAGAAAAAGGTAAAAAAATATTAATACCAGAAGGAAAATATCATCGTTTGATAAAAGGTAACGGAGATTTAACTTTAGAAGTTAAATTTATAAAAACAAAGAAAAAAAATCCTTAATTTTCAATAGGTAATATATTGTTTTGTTGTAGACAATATAAATTATATCAGAAAAAAACTCTTTCATTTTATTCATATAAATATAATCAATAATTTTTATATTTATAAATGGTATGATGACCCAAAAACAAATATCATTGGCGAATAAACACTTATCAACTGAAGTTTTCACAATTGATTCTAAGTTTCATAACGTTGAATTAAAATTTGATTATAAAATAGAAATTGTTGGAAATGGTAATGTTATTAGCATGGGTGATTGGACAAATTGTTATTTGATAGAAGCCACCATTTTCAATATGAATAAATTTATGGAATTGATTGCAAAAGAAAGTGAATTTAGTGAAACAAGTTTAGGACGAACATTAACATATCCCATAGAAAATAAAGCACATAAATTTATTAAATTGTTGGACCCATCAAATAAATGTGTAAAATTGGAAGATTTTAATTTTATTTTTGAAAAACAAGAAGATATGAAAAACATTTCAGAATCAAAAAAGTTAAGAGTTCCAACTCGAATAGTTATTCAAGATATAATTGAACAACTTAAGAAAAAAAAGTCAGGAACTTTTTATCTTCCATCAGATGATTTTTATAGTTTTGAAAACTTTTATACTGATTTCAGTGTTGAATTAACACTAAAAAAAACTAAAAAAGATGTTTCACCAAAACTTACAGGATATTATGTCCCTGATGAAGATGTTATTGAAGTTTTGATTATCTTCAATCCCGAAAATTTAGAAAAACATTTATATAATATAACAGCCGAATTGAATGATATCATCACACACGAGTTGACGCACATTAAACAAAGTTATAGTGGTGAGTTACCAAAAAAAGATAATCAAGAATCTAATTTAAAATATTATTCACAACCTCACGAAATCGAAGCTCAATATCGTGGATTTAAAAGATTGGCTAAGTTACAAAAAAAACCATTTGAAGAGATTGTAAAAAATTGGTTTCTAACCCATAAAGACATCCACGGAATGGATGAAAAAGAATCAAATGAGGTGATAAATAAAATTATTAGTTATAAATAATGGACGAAACATTATTAGAAAAAAGAAAAAAAATATTATCTCATTACATAGTTACCAAAACAGAAATATCACCAAATGACATTGAAATTGATGTTTTTAGTGATGGAAAATTAGGTGAAATAAACTACCTGTATTTAGATATAAATTATAAAACAAGACAATTTATTTCATTAGGAAGTGCATCGAGAGAAATCCATTTTTTAAAAATTGTTATGGAAAGGTTTTTGAACAATCACATAATTTCAAATACTTTAGAATTTAGGGTTAAACAAAATGCGAATACAACGTTTGACGAAAAATTATTTGAAATTAATTACGACCGAGATACGGAAAGAATGACCATAAATTGTGGTTATGAAATTGAAACAAAAAGTTTTAATTAATTTTCTTTTGGAAATCTTCCAAAAATTTTCTTGATAAAATTAACCACCGACTCAGAACCCAAAGTCAAAACACCATAAGAAACCAATCTCATTCCGATTTCTTTATAGTCATCAAAAGACAATGCTCCTGAATCCCAAGCGTTTATTAACAATGGAAGAATTGGAATTATGAACGTATAAGATAACATTTTTCTAAGTTTATCTATTGTTACCCCAATTGCTGACATAAAATTATTGAAAGATAAAATAAGTTCAGTTACCTTTTGTTTGGATTCAATGAAAGCATCAAACAAATTCTTTTCTTTCAATTTTTGAACCAATTTACTTACTTGGTCTTTGTTTTCTGTAAAATACGTTGATATAAGTGCAACCATAATCAAACTAATGTCTGTAGAAGAAAATGAAGGAAACTTTCCTGATATAAAATCCTCAACAGGACCCATAAAACCACCAATACCTGCTCCCCAAGTTAAAAGGAATGAAAAGTCAAGACCTGTAGTTTTAAGAGTATCTTTCACAATTTTATTTGTTAAATCCATACTTTTTTCTAATTTCGAATCAATTTTTTCTTTAGTACTTTCTTTAAGAAGAAAAAGTTTCTGAGATTCGCTTATAACAAATTTATTTTGCATACATTTATAAATACTTTCATAATATTTATTTGATATGTCAAAATCAAGATTAAATCCTGAACTTAAAATCGGAGATAGAGTTAGATGTCTATTAATGAAGGACGACGAACTTTCTGTTCCTCCTGGAACTATGGGTGTGGTAGAACGTATTTCTAATTTTGGAAATGAAAAACATTATTATGTTAAGTGGGAAAACGGAAGTACATTAGCGTTATTATCTGACGCTGATGTTTGGGATAAAGGACAAAACAAAAAAAGTGATTCGGAAAATATCCAAGAAGTTAATATGAAATTCATTCTCAAAAATGAAGAAGTTTGGAAATTTTTTAATATGAAATTAATTAAAAATTTTCTTGAGGCTGTTAGAA